TTAAATTTTATCCGCGTGGTGCATCAGCACAAATTTATCCCACAACTGTTCTTCTGTCTCGACATGCGCCGGATCTTTCACAATAGTATTGGGGATCGGGCACACCTTCTGGCAGGTTGGTGTCTCGTAGTGCCCTACGCATTCGGTACACTTATCGCTGTTAATCTCGTAGATATGATCTCCCATTGAAATCGCCTCATTCGGGCATTCGGGTTCACACATATCACAATTAATACAGCGTTTAGTAATTAGTAAAGACATTTCAATGGATTACCGTTAAATCATTTTAAAATCAGTAAGTTGTATCGAGTTTGTGTGCTTTACTGTCATTAACTTACTGTATGTTGATCCAGTGTATTTAACCTTGATAAACTCAGTCCAGCAACACAAAACCGCAACACATTGCATTTTGTCCCGTAGAAAAGACTTGTATGTGTGAGCTTGTTTTCTGCGCCTACGCAGATAAGGATTGAGAATGCCGCGCACTGTAACACATAATCCGGATAGCCCCAATAATGACGATGTTTTAGCCGCTTCTGAAAAATGGGACGCCTGTAAACCCCCCTATACCAGCGCACACATGAAAATCTGTGTTGCTGCCGCCAAAATCATCCTCGCTGCTTCCGGCGTGGCTCGCCGTTCCAAATACGAAAAAGAGAACTATCTCCGTATCGATTTCAGCAAAGCCGGTAAGGTTACATTTTACGCCGAGTTTCCAAAAAAGATGGGCCTCAAAGGTAAAAAGCTCGGCGAGTGGCCGGAGCTCGCTATCCAGCTGGCGCGCGAAAAAGCACTAGGTATGGCTGACGGTGGACTGCGGGCAGAGTCCGTACATGCAGCGCTGGAAATGTACCGGGATGACCTCAAAGCCAAAGTAGCCCGTCAGAAGCTGAGCCCGGACAGTTTCACAACCTACGGGGTGCGTATCGACCGGATTAAATCAACGTTCGGCGAGCGCGAGGTGTTCAGCGACGTAACATACAGTCGGCTGGTGGAAGTGCTGGACGAGTGGATCGCCACTCGCTCGAACAATAACGCCCTGGAGTTGTTTGCCGAGCTCCGTCGGTTCTGGAAGTTCTGCGCACCTACTCTTTGCAACGGCCGCAATGTTGCCGCCAGTCTGCCAGATGATTATGTTTCCTCCCGCGTACAGAAACCTACCCCCACACGGCTTTTTACCGATATTGAATCAATCGCCCGACTCTGGCTCAATGTTGCTGCCTGCACCTCTGTACACCAGAAGAATGCTGTTCGCTTCATGATCATCACTGGTGTTCGTCCGATTAATGTCCATAACCTGCGCTGGGACTACGTTCACGAGGAGGCTGGTGAAATTGTTTATCCGGAAGGGGTTATCGGCATGCGAGGGGCTATGAAAACACAAAAGGCTTTCCGCCTGCCGATAACGCCTGAGATCCGGCGGATTATCGACGAGCAGAAAGCCTGGCGTGATTCAGTTCCTGAGTGCAACAGGGATTATGTATTTTTGCAGCCACGTGATCCAATGCAGCCATTTTCAAAACGATCACTGGATAAGCTGGTGAAAACATACAGCCCGGACGGGGCTGTAAAAGGAATAAAACATGATGGGACTGTTAAAGGGAAAGACGGTGCATTTAATACGATGTGCCGTAAATTCCTTAAGAGCAATGTTATTGCCTTGATGAAGGAAAGAGGCTATTCCCGCTCAGACCGAAGGGAAATCAGCCTCCTTTGCCTTCACCACTCCAGCAAGTCAGATGACCCGATGGCAGAACATTACGACTTTTCTGATGAGATTTTACAGGAAGAGATTGCGTTGAAGCGCGAAGCTTTCGAGGCTCACGAGCGGAGCATACTTGCGCAGGTGGCATTGCTACGGCGGCGAGGTTAATACTGGCTGCGACATTTTTGAATAAAAGCGTCGACATTTCGGCGCTCATAACGAACTACTTTTGCACTGAAACGAATTGGTGCCAGGATAGCCCGATGACGATGTTTAATATTCCACTCACATAGCGTTTTCTGTGTAATACCTAACTTTTGGCATACTTCATCCGGGGTGAGTAAATCGTCGGGTTTCTCGCTCATGCTATACCTCTCTTTTTCATGGCATCGAGCAGGATGTCCTGCACTGTTCGTTTTGAGTTGCGCCGCTCCATCACCATTTCGTCCATAGTGTCGGCAGCAATAATGTGGTGAATAAATACCGGACGATTGTGTCCGGCCTGTATCTGTCTGGTTGGGCCGATACGTTCAATAATTTGCTGATACTGCTCCAGGTCCCACCAGTGTGAGAAAAATACCAGTATGTTTCCGCCGTCCTGCATGTTCAGACCGTGGCCCGCGCTGGCTGGGTGTGCAAAGAGAACAGGAATCTTTCCGGAATTCCAGTCACGTAGTGTCTGTGGATCCTGGTCGAGGTGACGACCGCGAGGAAATGCTTTAAGCAAGCGTTCAAGATCGTGTTTCCAGTGATAAGCAACCAGCACAGGTGCGCCAGCTGCTTCGGTCAGTATGCTGTCCAGCGCCTGTAGTTTGGTGTCATGCAGTTCTGACCAACTTCCGGTGTCATCTGTGTATACTGCGCCACTGGCGATTTGCAGACACTTCAGTGTCTTTGCCGCGGCGTTCGGTGCTTCGATGCCTTCGCCATTCAGCTCGAGGAACATTTCCTTTTCCATTTCACGATACTGCTGACGGGCCTTCGGCGGCATATCCACGCGGATTACGTTATGGATGGGGTCTTTGATATCGAACCAGTCGGCCGCATCTAGCGAGAGGGTCACATCGGCTAATGCTCGCTGTATTTCACCCTGTGAGTGAGCAAAAGGCTCCAGTTTAGTCCAGCTCTGTCCCGGAAACTGTATCGAGTTGAACCAGCGTGAGGTAAACGCGCCGTAAGTGCGCCCGAGACGTTGCCCCTGGTCCACAAACCACGCTTGTCCCCACAAATCTACCAGGCCGTTCGGTGCTGGCGTACCGGTGAGATTTATCCAGCGCCGGACATACTTATGCGCCACTTTGCCCAGTGCCGCAGCGCGCTTACCACCACCTCGTAGCCGGAAGGATTTTAGCCGGGTGCTTTCATCTGGAATAACAGTACCGAACGGCCATCGTTCTCCCAATTCCTCAACCAGCCAGACAAGGTTATCGTAGTTGATGGTGAACACGCTCGCGTTGCTGTTCGCCAGCGCCGTAGAGCGCGCTTTGGCGTTACCGATAATCGGCTGTACCTCAATATTACGCAGGTGCCCCCATTTAACAGCTTCATCAGGCCAGGTGCTTGCTGCAACGCGTAGCGGCGCGAGGACCAGTGCGGGGCGTGTTTCTGCCCCTGCCATAAAGAGATCTTCCAGCGTAGTGAGCGTTGCCACGGTTTTACCCATTCCCATTCCTGCCCAAATATTGCAGCGGGAAATACCTATTTCGTGATTAATAATTAGTTCTTGGTATAACCGGGGGGTAAAAGATATCATAACAAGAGATAACCTATACACATTCTGAGATTAGGGGTTAAAATGGATATTTGGGAAAAAAGTAAAATTATTATATTTTTGCTTTTCGTTATTCCTGGTTTTATAAGTATGAAAGTTTATAGTGTTATTCATCCTAATACCGCTTTTGATACTTCTAAAGCGATTGTGGAAATTGTTTCTTATAGCTGTATAAATTACGCAGTATGGTTTGCTCCTATATATTTTATAGAATCTGAGGGTGTATATCTCAAACATCCTGTTCTTTATTGTGCTTTATACTTGGTGATTTTATTCATTAGCCCAATATTGTTAACGATATTTTTCTCTTGGATGCGAACTTGGCGTTGGTTATGTAATTATATGCCACATCCTACCGGAAGAGCTTGGGATTATTTCTTTGGGTTAAAAGTCCCCTGTTGGATGATTATTACGCTAAAAAATGGTAAAAAAATAGCAGGCAAGTTTGGGGCTAACTCATTTGCTTCCAGTGCACCAGAGCCAGAGCAAATTTATCTTGAGGAACATTGGGTTCTAAACGATGATGGGGGATTTGAACGCCCTCGAGTTTCAACATTAGGAATATTAATTTTAGGTAACGATATAGAAAATTTAGAGTTTTTCCGTTTTGAACTACCAACATGCAATAATGGAGAAAGCAACTGATGTCAGATACCAAAAGAAGTTATAAGGAAGATGGATATACCCCTATTGAAAAAGGGTATCAGCCTAAAAATGACTTGGCTAATAATGGTTTTCAACCTTCGAAGCAAACTTCCCAGCCAGCTCCACCACCCAAAAAACCATAACTAAGTATTGGGGGGAATAATTCCCCCCAGCTCTTTGCTATCCAGTACCACCACGGTAAAGCCCAGCTTTCGCAGACGTTCATGTGTGCGCAACTGGTCAGGTCGTGGTGGTTTGCCGGGGGATTTACATTCAACGAAAACGATGCGACCGCCGGGTAGCAGAACAATGCGATCCGGTACCGAGCGGCGACCGGGAGATACGAACTTAAAGGCAACCCCGCCAGCTTTTTTCACTTCAGCGACGAGATGCTTTTCGATAAGGCTTTCACGTTCATAGGCCATCATCCACCGCCTTACGCTTTTCACGCATGTTCTGCATCAGGCAAGAATCAGCCCGGCGCTCTCTCCAGTCCTGATTAAGTTCGTTACGTGATTCACGGTTTGCTTTGGCCCAGACCTTCGCCGCCCGGTCATACTCGCCGGACTGCTCAAGGCGCAAAGCCTCCTGTGCAGTCCGATAATAAAGCGGACTGTCCCGATATTTAAATGACATAGGGGTTACCTCAAATAAATACCCCTGCATTTGCAGGGGTATTTACTTTTTAGAAAAATGATTGATTAAGATGAAGCGTTCGCTATTTGAGCTTCATTAAATGTGAAACCGGCCTGTTTAAGGCGCTGGATTAAGCGAGGTACAGTTTCTCGAACATGATCATTAAAGTTGAGATAAAGAATACCCGCAGCATCAGAAGGCTGTTCAAGGTGTTGCTTCTGCAAGATGACCACGTTACTGCGGCCGAGTGATGATAACAACATCCCCATTTCTAGAACTACATTTTGACGAGCCCTGGGCAGGGCTGCTTCTTGACCGTCTCTTTTGGAGTATCCCACATCATCGGGAGTGAGAAGAACAATGCCGAAACGAGTCGCTGTCTGCCCTTGACCAATTTCACGCTCCAGTTCTTCAATTATCGTAAGTCCAGTACCACCTGTATTCTGCAAAATAAAATGATCAGGTAACCCAAGCTTATGAAGAATGAGCTCAAGCTGCTCTTTTGCTGCATGGTCGTGACCGTGAACGATGAAAATCTTTTTGGCTGGCTCTTGAACCGGGGCTGGCTGAACTCGTTGAGCTGGCGCGTTACCCAAGTGTTCATTAATAATGGCTTCAACCTCTGGTTTTGCCGCTTGTGAGCCTTGAATCAAAATCGTTCCGGTGTGGTAAAGCGTTATGATGGCACCATTACTTAAACGATAACAATCATGACCGGCTTTGTTTTCTTCTCCGGTAACATCAAATCCGGATTCGACTAAAAATTGACGAAAAGTTTCGACAGGGTGTGGGTATTTGAGAGCCATTTCATTGAGATCCTGCATCATTATTTTCCTATAAAATAAGCAATATTTAGCAAAGCAGCAATGACAGCGAGCAGCTAATCCTTACGGTAGTGGTACGCCTCAAAACCGCCAGCGTTCAGTGGGATATCGGGCGCCCATTCGGGGTTAGTGGAGAGAAGCGCGGAAAGCACTTTATCGTTGAAATCTTCTGTGTCAGGTGCTTCGGTGATCACCTCGTCGTGTACCGTCAACACAATGCTGTAACCGGCATCTTCGATAAGCGGCATGTTTCCGGCCAGAACGTCGCGGGCGGCCGCCTGGGTGACGTTCTCCACCAGCTTTCCGCCGTAGGTTTTGAGTCGTTGCCATTTACGCGAATAAGAGTTAACACCCATATAGGTGATATTCCCTTTTTCGATAACCGGAGACGGGTAGCATACAGCGCGTCCGGATGGTAGCTGTATGCGCAGCCACGCGCCATCACGTCGGATTTTAAGATAACCGCAATACAATGTTTTTTGCGGTGTGGCGATTGCTGTGCGGACAGTGCGCTCCAGCTCGTACCAGAAATCGCAGGTCGCCGGGTGCGCCCTGCGCCACAGGCGCTTGAGCGAGTCACATGCGATGAATACACGCTCGGAAAGGCCAAAGGTCGACTTACGTTTAACCGATTCGTCGTACCAGCTTTTCGCCTCGCGGATAACATCGCGGGGAATGTTTGGCAGTGCGGCGTTCGCCAGCTCGTCGAGATCGAGACCGTAAACCAGAGCAAAAGTGATGAAAGCCGATACACCACCTCCATAACCCAGACCGAGTTCCATGACTTTACCGATCTGACGCATGTGTTTATCAACATCATCTGGTGCAATATCGAAAGCTTTTGCATACGCCAGTTTATATAAGTCCGGACCCGTTCCGGCGTCGTACTCTCTGAATGCATTCAGTTTCCATTCTTCTCCCGCCAGCCATGCCAGCATACGGCCTTCAATGTTTGACAAGTCACTTACCACCAGTTTTTTGCCTGTTGGCGCGATAATGCAGCCACGTAACGCTGAACTGGTTAGTTCCATGATATTGTCAAACAGCAGGTCTGCACATCCGGCTTTCAGTGCTTCGATGCCTTCGTCTATTTGTTCCTGTTTTAGTGAAGGGCGGGGAAGGTTCTGGGGCTGGAATAGCCGTCCGGCCCAACGACCGGTACGTGACGCCCCGCAGAACTGTAGCGTACCGCGTAAGCGCCCGTCGTGGCTTACGCCTTTCATCAGTGCCTTGTATTTACTGGTGCTGGTAGTACTGGCTTGCAGGCGGATAGCCAGCAGTTCTTTCACGGCAGATGGTAAATCGGGGTCGGCAATACGACGTTCCAGAGTACTGCGTTGCATGTCTGGTAGCTCCACACTGTAGGATTCAACAATGTGCTTAATCAACGCGTCCCGTTGTGTGGCTGCCTGCACTTCGCCATCAGTCATTTCCTGTGTACGCTTTGCCAGGCGCTTTTGCTCCTGGTCTACCGCTTCGATCGCAGCGCGCGCGAGTTGCATGTCCATGCAGACGCCCCGGTCGTTGATCTGCTGATCACGATGCCAGAGCGCCAGCTCTGTCCCCTGATAATTCCACTTCGGCAGACGTTTATAGACTTCGCGCATTGCCTCGATATCCAGTCCGGCGTAAGCAACAAAGCGCCGCCATTCTTCCGGGTGGGTTTTGCTGGTGGCACGGCGCAGTTTGCTGTTTTTCGGGCGGGGCTTACAGAACAGCTGGATCAGCGCTTTACCTTCTTTGTCCTTCGCTTTGTCTTGCGGGACGCCGAGTATTTCGCAGAGTTCCCCCAGAGACCCCGGGAGACCGTGCGCCAGCGCCTGTACCATTGTGTCTCGCCAGCGTTTGGCACTACCTGCAACAACACATTGGGGAGTGTGCAGCAATGCATGGCGCAACATGGTGCGATCGAAATGGCTGTTGTGTGCATATATTAGTACGCTCTCATCGCTGAGAGCTGTCAGTAGTCGTGTCGGCAAGTTATAGTCTGTGGTTAAATCGTGTACGCTGACGGGGTCTTCGTCGATTGCCCATGCGAATAACATGATTTCGACTCCTTCTGCATAGACATGGGTGCCGTTTTTTATTGGGATTTCGCTGAAAGTTTCGAGGTCTAACCAAAGTTTTTGCATCAAGTAAGGACCCGTTGGATTTAATAAATAAAAAGCCGCCAAAATGGCGGCTTTTTATAACCGAAGTTAAGAATGCTTAATATGATAAATAATCATACAAGCATAAAAGTCGCCTGTATTGGGTATCAATTTTATGCCCTGGTTTTGTTAAATAATCTCGTAGTTGTTTCAATGAAATAGTATCGTTTAGTACGCAATACATAATCGTGTTAGCAACTTTATACTCTTTCGTTTCTTTTAGTATTTCATCAATAGACACAGCCTCACTCTTACATGTTTTAATTCGAGAAAGGTTACCAATGATTTTATCTAGCTGCCGTTTTCTGTATGTCTCGGTATTTTCTAGTTCAGGGCAGATAGAACTAAAAGCGTATATTGGAAAGTGTTCGCTATTAGCTATGGTTTGCTTATTCAGTAATGCGATAAGCTGAGAGTTTGCTTCGTCAACTATTTTAAAATAGTTCTGTATCATTTCAGATTTTGTTTGATAAACATATTGTACGGTTCTTTCTGAACCAACAGCAATGACCATTTCATCATTGCGAAGTTCATCTAAATTTTCTGTAATTTTAACCTTTATCTCACCACCACTTTTGATGGTACTCCAAACTTTTTGAACCTTTCTTATGTCCATTGCGGATACTGGCAAAACTAGTCCAGAGATGGCATCATATACAGCTTTGTAATTGTTTGTTTTTATTTTGTTTATTCTTATGATAGACATGCCTTCTATATCTATGTCATGCTCCGTAATTTCAGTTGACATGCTGTCTTTTTCGTATTCAACCAAAAGGAAATTATCTTTTATCCTTTTTGCAAGTTCGGTATTTAAGTCAACGTATGAGAATATGGTTTTTAATAAGTACTTAATGTTTTTATCGCTAATACTATACCCTATAAATATGATAGGGTTGTGTATGAATATTGAGAGTAATTGAGCGCGAATTAACTCATATTTATTGTCGAAGTTTGCGTAGTCTTCACCTGTGATAATTATGTTGTTAGGATCACTAACACAGCCATGTATTTTGTAAACTGAACCGTATGGGTTACTTAAAAGAATGTTGTTACCAATCAGTGGGTTAAATTCGAAGATATTCTCTACGAGTTGGTCGTAGTTTGTTGTAATGATGGAGCCTATGTTTTTTCTTGTTTTTATTAAGCTGTTTATTTCCTCCATCATTGACTCTTTTATCTTTAGGTCTTTAAGTATTGAAGTTAAATAAATTTTGAATCGACTTAGTTTTTTTCCTTTTTTCATGTGCTCATAGAAAACATCATTGATGTCTTTGAACTTACCGTTACGATCTTCTGCCAGCTTTTTATTAAAAATATCTTCAAGTTTTGTAGCTAAGATATCATATCGATAGTCGTTACCTTCTAGGCTTTCAGCTTTCAAATCGTAGTAAAACTCAGCATTACCGGTTAGTTCCATTGCGATACTCAAAAGAAGACCATCCCAGCTAAATGAGTTTTCTAGATACCGTAGGCTAAATCCTGTTCCAATGAATAGAACAGGGTGGTTTTTATAGTGACTTACAAACTCTTGGATTTCCATACCGATTCTCAAAGTTGACACGTAATACCTCTATAAAAACAAATAGCCGTAAAAATTCCAATAGCTTTTTGGATCTCGCCCGGCGTGTAACCGGGCGTCTATGAAGAAGGGTTAAATCAGTGCTTCAGCATCAGCACCTTCGCTGATATCGTCGAAATCGTCAGCGCTTGCCACTCCGCCGCCAGCGAATGCATCGCCGTCTCGCAGGAACTGGACTCCGCCGAGTGAGGCATTAATGCGTTTACCGAAATTATTGTCCTGTGCCCAGATATCGATAACGGCGTTTACATAGCACCCTGCATAGGGACGTCCATCAGCCTGAATTAGTGGCGAACGATCGCGATCAAGAACAGCTGGGCGCGCTTTGTTAGCAGCGTTCAGGAAGAAATTGCCGGGAAAGCCTTCATACTCTGCTTTTTCATCACCATCATGCAGGCACAGATTGAGTTTTTTCTCCAGCTGGTTATAAATGGACTCCCACTTCTCCCCCCATTTTTCCTTCGCTACCTGCTTCATAGCTTTACGGATTTCTTCCAGTTGTGGGTGTTTGGGAGACATTAAAAATACTGCGGAGAAACGCGGATCGCCTTCGCCGTTTACAGTTTTAGCTTCAAACAGAGACGGGAAGGCCAGACGAACATTGTTCAGCTTCAGTTTCATGGGGATTTCCTTAAATCAGATGAGGTCTGCGGTTAGCGTATCGTCGGATACGTCGTCGAAATCATTTACAGGGTTGATATTGAGTGCGGGGCGTGGGTCTGACTCGGGAACGATGGTGGGTTTACCATCAGCTCGTGTTATCAGTGCCTCGACTTTTGACCAACGGCGCGGACTGGCCTTTTTGATAAGTTTTTCGGCTTTTGTGGGACTAATAAGTTTAAAGTCGAATACTTCTTCAGTTTTGTACCTGAACTGGTCCTTCAGAAGTGCGCGAGCTGCCTCTTCGTCACTCCAGGCCCGGTTACCTTGTTTTCCTGTTACCAGTTTAAACCCCGGTACCGGATGTCCGGCATTGAGTTCATTGTGAACCCGGTCCCGTACTGCCTTTAGCCAGGATTCAATAAAGTCGGCCTGGCTATAGATCTCTGCAAGCTGCTCAATGGTTAACAGAGGTACACGTGCGCTGGCATTGGTGATTATTTCGCTGACAGGCTTTGTCAGATCTTCAAAATCGCTGGCCGCTGTTTGTAAATGCTGCATTTTCTGGGCAGTGCAAATAGCTTTTGCTTTACAGAAGCGGCACTGTTTTTCTCCAGGTATGAAGTTTTCCAGTGGTAGTGTCTCAATGCCTTCGCATTCAGCAATATTGAGAACAAGGATCGCACTGGTTGCGGCCTCCAGCGCCCGTTTACCGAAAGACTGAAGTTCCTGTACGGTTAACGACCATTCTGAAACGTGGTTGAGCCTTGGTTGGTGAATAAATAATCTTACAGTTTCAAAGTCATACAGCATGCTGAATTGTTCAAGCGCACCCAGAGCATACAGTTGTAGTTGCTCATTTTGTTCTGCATCAATGCGGACGCCTTTGCCATATTTCAGGTCGTGGATTTGTAATTCGTTACCAGCGATGATTATGCCGTCGGCAGTTCCGAAAGATTCTTCCACACCCGTTATATGTGAGAAATCAACACGTTGTTCAACCAATAGTTCATTATTCTTTGCAAGAGTCCAGACCGTATCAACATACCGGCCGACGGCTTCGACCATTTCATCATCCACCTGTGGGCCAGATGTATCATCAGGATTTTCGCGAAGGGGGTATGAGCCGAGAAACATAGAAACATTGCATCCGGCGTAGTGTTCCGGGTGGCTTTGCCTGTTTCGTAGAACTTTTTCAGCAAGCGCGTGCGCTGCAGTGCCCTCGATTGCAAAAGTTGTTTCTTTATCCGGTTGTGTGGCCTCCAGCGCCAGACTTCCTGGGCAGCGCATCCATCGATGCGCTGATGATGGAGAAAGTTGTGCATGAACGTCTGGCATGATTAACCCTCCAGTGCTTTTTCAGCCAGGGTGATTACTTCAGCGAGATTTTCATCCGTTACTTCACCAAGTTTCCTGGCTCCCTGTTTTTCCAGAATTGCAATAGCTTCTGCCCGGTAACCCCCTTTTGCTAACTGGAGGATCAACCCTTCAGCTTGTTTGCGTAGTGCCGCGAAATCAATTGTATGGTCATCTTTGGCGTCATTATTCTGGCTGGAATTTGCTGCGTCTCTGCGTGCAAATTCTTCCTGCAGCTGAAGGTACTCAACACGGTTGATCTCGATATGGCCTTTTTTAAGCATCTCGTTCAACTTGCGTAAGGTGTGGAGTTCACTGGCTGCTGTGCCGGATACATTTTTGACGTAAAACGGCCCCGTGCGTTCTCCATCTTTGTTACTGGCCTTTTTCGGCTTAACTTCATCACGCCCATCTGCAGGTGCATCAAGTAGCTGCTCGGCAAAAGCACGTCGCTCGCCGATGGTTGGCAGGTCGTCCCAGAACTTAAGAATGTTACGGGACAGGTCCAGGAGAGCAGGTTTAAGCAGCGCCCTGGCTCGTTTGACGCCCTGTAATGCGCTGTCGAGAGCATCAATCTGAACTACTCGTTTATCGCCTTCAGCATCACGGTAGGCAACAGCACGTTGCAGCATGTCTTCTGTGATAGGGGTGGCTACCGGGTAGAAACCAGCCAGTGCGATAACGTCGCTGAACTCCAGATCATCCAGTGTCATTGCCGCTGACATGTTTTCAGCTTCAGTTGCTGTATCCCGACATTCCTGCACTCGTGAAATCGTGTCAGGATGCATAACAATGCCTGATGCCATTGTGCGGATAAGACGTTCAAGCAGCGCATTATGTTGTGCCAGAAGTTGATTATTAAGTTCTAGACTGGTTTCTAAACTCATACTGTGGTCCTCGCTACAAGGAGAATGAAAGTGATGATCAGACCGAGCGCAGTGGCAACGGCCAGACCGGTCATCAAATCGAAGTTTTTACGGCGATAACGGAGAACATCGCGCCCCGTCAGTCGATGGATGTGTTCAGGTTTCATCGGTTGTATTCCTTTTTTCATATCGGGGAGCACGCTGTTGCGAGTGCGCTTTCAGACATAAAAAAGCCCGTCACGTGAGGCGGGCAAAGACTACACACAGCAATTACATGGATGATTCAGTTGGTATTGTGCGTACGTGGTACCACAAGGTTGAAGCGGACACGCCAGTGCGTTGCAATGGTATGCAGGAAAGCACCACATCCAGGGCAGTGCTCATAACATTCGTTGATTTGGTATCGTTTTGGCTTTGGTGTCAGAAGCTGTGTTTGGCAAGCAGGGCATTCACCTTTGAGCGGTTTATACGTTTTCACGCCGTTTCCTCATTCAGTTCACTTTGGTGGTTCGGCGGCTTCGACTTGTATCAGTAGACAGTGCTTCGCCGCACCCCAAAGGGAACTTACTGACCCGTATTGCCGACATCCTGTCCCGCCACGGTCCCGACGCATGGTTTAGAGTCGCGCCGTTCGACTTGTGGCTAAAGATACAATTTGAGTTGTATTGTGTAAACCACAAATGTGGTATTTTGTGGGGTGTGAATACTACTTTATTGATATTTAAGTGAATTTAATTTGTAAGACTTTACAAATGGGGTAAGGGAGGCTGTTACGCCTCCCGATATTTACGGTGGGAATACTAACGTTTACGGCGGTAAATACGGTGTTCGATCATTACACCTATGATCTGTAAGTTCATATCTGCACTACGAAAAATAGGGTAATCAGGATTTAGGGGGATTAATTCAAAGTCGTCGATGCCGATTCCTAATGGACGGTATTTTTTAAATGTAGCTTCGTGACCGTCGTTTTTGGCGACAACAAACTCCCCTGGTGCAGGACATAGATCAGGATCGATGATAACAATGTCTCCTTCTTTAAACTCTGGTTGCATGCTGTCGCCATCGATACGTAATGCGAAGCATGTTTCTGGAATGTCAGAGTCTGCCAAAATATATTCAAATTCCCCTGTCAGATCTGTTATGTCTCTTGCTTCTGTAAGCTCTCCTGCCTGAACGTAACTTAATATAGGTATGCGTCTGGTACTTATCTCCGCGAGAGGCATAATATTTTTACCGTTCAGTAGCCAGTCTGGGCTACATTTCAAGGCCTTAGCCAGATCCAGAAGATTGCGTGGCTTTCTGGTTCGTCCGCTTTCGATGGATTCTATGGATTGTTGGCTAACCCCTGCAGAATTCGCTACTTCCACTTGAGTCATTCCTAATTCCAAACGACGTGCTTTAAAACGGGCTGCGAGAGACATGGGATTAGTCCTTCTGGGTTGTATTAATGTGTATCCCCACATTAAAAACAATTTTTGTTGTATTTGACAAACCTCATTTGTTGTTGCTAAATACCACTAAAATTGTATGAGGTGAAAGCAATGACCTTAGCGACCCGAGTAAAAGAACGACGTAAAGAACTCAAAATGACGCAAGTTACGTTGGCTGAGCTCACAGGAGTGAGCCAGCAGGCAATAAACAGAATTGAAAGTGGTGTTATTGCTCGGCCACGTTATCTTCTTGAAATGTCTATAGCATTGGATTGCGACCCTAATTGGCTGTTGTATGGCTCACAAAACGATAAAAAGGCTTAACCCATGTCCGATAGCAAACCATGGGGAGCTACGCCTGATGAGTGGTTTCATTTCGACCTGGTATTGGGGAGAACTGATCATCTTCTCCCAGTTGTATGTAACCCCAGTGCGACCATATCCCCTGATAGTAAACTGAAAGCGTTGGGTAAGACGCCGAGTCGCTATAACCGGGACCGCCAGGTCACCGGTATTGCTCAATGGACCGGGCATGTTGTTACTGAGCATGATTTTGCCCGCTGGTCGAATGAACCGGATTATGGCATCTGCGTGCGTACAGGCCATGGCTGGCTGGCGCTGGACTGTGATAGCGAAGATGAAGACATTCAGGCAGATATTCGCAAAACGCTTGTGCAACGTCTGGGTGAGTTGCCGCCGCGACGCTGGCGAGCAAACAGTAATAAGTGTCTGTATCTGCTGGCCGTTGATGGTGATTTCCGTAAGCGTATCCATCGCCTGGCGGGGGATATGGGCATTATCGAGTTGCTGGCGAACGGGCAGCAGTTCGTTGCCTGCGGTACGCACAGCAGCGGCGCGCGTATTGAATGGGACGGCGGTTTGCCGGATGAACCTCCGGCTATTACTGGTGAGCAGCTTGAAACGCTGTGGCAGCGCCTGGCTGAACAACTCCCTGTGTCGGTAACCACCGAAGCGGGCAACACGAAGATGCGCGACCGATCAGCATTCACGCCCGGCGCGACGGATGATACAGCTGAATATCTTGATGCCAATGGCTGGACGCTGCTGGATGGCGCAAATGGTGAACGATATATCCGCTGTCCGTTTGAAGACGGCCACAGTAGCGGGGGCGATCCAACAAGCACAGTTTATTTTCCTGCGGGAACCGCGGGCTTTGAGCAGGGGCATTTTAAATGCCTGCATGCCAGTTGTGCGCATCGTGATGACGGAGATTTCCTTAATGCCATCGGGATCCGCAACGACGATTTCGAAGATCTGACCAGCACCGAAGTGGCGGAACCTTTACCGCTGCCTGCTTTCGAGCGTGATAAATGGGGGCGTATCGAGGCAACAATCAGCAACGCAGCCAAAGCAGTAGTACGCCCTGATTTTGTGGACATCGATATTCGCTTTGACCAGTTCCGCGACGAAATCATGTTTGCCCCTGCAGGATCCGGACAATGGCGGGCATTCACTGATGCGGATTATGCGCGCCTACGCATCACGATGGAAAAGCGGGGATTTAAACCTGTTGGTCGTGAACTTATTCGCGATGTGGTGTTACTTGCAGCCGATGAACAACCATTCGATTCAGCGATCACCTGGCTGAACGGACTGGAGTGGGATGGCGTGCCGCGCATCGAATGTTTCTACCATACGCACTTCGGTACCGCCGACACGCCTTATACCCGTGCGGTGTCTATGTACATGTGGACCGCGTTGGCGGGGCGAGTACTGGAGCCAGGCATCAAAGCGGATATGGTGCCGATCCTCGTTGGTCCGCAGGGCTGCGGTAAGTCTTCCGGAGTGGAGGCACTGAGCCCTGATCCTGCGTTTTTTACTGAAATCTCTTTTGCCGAAAAAGACGATGATCTCGCTCGAAAAATGCGTGGTCGGCTGGTGGCAGAGATTGGTGAACTGCGCGGACTTAATACCAAAGAGCTGGAGTCAATCAAAGCGTTTGTGACGCGTACTCACGAAAACTGGATCCCGAAATACCGGGAGTTCGCCACCCAGTTTCCTCGTCGCCTGGTGTTCGTTGGTACCACTAATGAGGACGAATTCCTTGCGGACAAGACTGGTAACCGTCGCTGGCTCCCCGTGGAAGTGTCGAAAGTCGACGTGAAAGCGATAAAAAGAGATCTCCTTTTACTTTGGGCTGAGGCTCGTGAGGTGTTTCAGCGTCTGGGGGGTATCCAGTTCCGTGAGGCTGAACAACTGGCAGCGAGTGTCCATGAACAGTACACCATCAAGGATGCTTGGCTTGAAACGGTAGAGAAATGGCTCGACACGCCAGACCTGATGACTAATGAACTTCCGCGAAATTGCGAATTTTTACGCGCAAGTGATGTTTTGCGTGATGCGATTGGGCTAAATCCTGACCGCATCGGAAAACGCGAAGAAATGCGAATTAGTAATGTTTTGCAAAATTGCGGGTATAAGCGTGCCCAAAGGCGAATTGGGGGGAAAATGACTCGAATTTTTGAGGCGGTGTCCCAACCTGTACCAACCTCAAAATAGAGGTTGGTACATTTTAACTAATTGAATTTAAAGGCCAGTACCAACTGTACCATCTGTACCAACCTAATTACTAAGAACCCCATATATATATATAAGTCGCTTGGGGAAAAGGTTTGAAAAGAGCTGGTACAGGTGGGTACAGGTTGGTACAGGCCGAACAAGGAATTTTTTGCACATAACAGCGTGTAATATGCGGATCGGAACTGCGTTATCCACACCCACGGATAAACAGACGTAGTTCTCAGAAAAATTTTTCGTAGCAAAACGTAGAGGTCAGAGCTATGCGTAATATTCAACAGGTTTTAGAGCGCTGGGGTGGCTGGGCAGCGAGTGAAGGTGGTAGCGTCTACTTTCCTCCTGTTGCAGCCGGGTTTAAGAATCTGCTACCCGCGACGCAGTCTGGAAGGCTGAAATGCAGTGACAATGACGGTCTTATCATCAACTCCGCTATGAGCTGCCTGAAGAAAAAAGATCCGTATCTGTGCACGCTCCTTGAGTGGCATTACGTCCAGGCCATGCCCGTGCGGGCGATGGGTGAGAAGCTCGGCGTATCTCACACCCACGTTCTGAAGAGGCTTCAGGCGGCAGAGGGATTTATTGACGGTTGCTTAGCCATGCTGGATGTGGTGCTCGAAATGGATCAGTCGGTTCAGTCAAAGCCTCAGGCTATCAGGACTTTGCGTAGGAGCTGCTCGGCGGCATAATATCCAGCAATCAATCACGTAAGGGAACCAGATGGCTCTGATCAGCGTTCGCAACAGATTTGAAAGCTTCATGGAACAGAGGTATCCAGACCTGTCGTTGCAGGTCAAAGGTAATATTGGCGCATCAATGAAGGCTCAACTTGGCATCAGGATTGAACGAGAATTGTACAGTGAAGATGTTACTTACTGTGATTCAGCAGTTCAGTTGATGTGGACACTCTTTCAGGCAGGTGTTCTGGCCGAACGAAGAGCTACCAGCGTTACGCTTCCTGCGCTGAAGGCAAAGCCGGATAGCTTCTACGATGCGGGTTATAACGAAGGTATTCAGGACTGTCGTAAACATCTGACGGCATCAGGCATCAAGGTAAGATAAAAAATAGTTGTGGAATTCCAAAAAGCCGATTAGCCTGATATCTGTTGAAAACAGTTCATCACGAAGAGGCTTCCGCAAGGGGGCCTTTTTTATTGCCCCATTCTGGGGAAAAGTTAATAAAACAGGGCTTTCGCTGCGAAAAAACGCTATGCAGTTTTTGCCCTTTTTTATGCACCTTTTATTCACTCGAATTTCGTCATTCTGGACCACTTAAGTTGATTAAATAGGCCTTTCATCGCAAATCTATTGCGAGCGGGGATCGTGTGGTTCCTATAACGTACATTATGTTAAATAACTTCCTTTTTTAACAAATTTAACAAGGTTCGCTATGGCGAACTTTTTTTGTATTCAGGGCCCACCGAAGGACGGCTCATAACCCAATCCTACGGGCGTATACGCAGGGCCCGCCTTTCAACAACACCCCGTAATGGCGGAGGTGGGAAGTATGAAAATGCACAATGCTCCTCATTCCTGGCCTGACTTACTGGAACTCTTACAAAGTTGGTGGCGTGGAGATACGCCGTTGGGCGCAGTGGTTATGTCAATTGTTATGGCTGGCTTGCGCATTGCCTATTTTGGCGGTGGCGGCGGCTGGAAACGAAAAACGCTTGAGATTTTGCTCTGTGGTGCTCTGACGCTGACTTTTGCATCCGCTCTTGAGTATGTCGGATGGCCTAAATCGCTTTCTGTTGCCATTGGTGGTGGTGTTGGGCTGATCGGTGTCGATGCTATTCGTGGGGCTGCAATGCGAGTAATCGGTAACAAGTTTGGTGGCTCTAAGGAGTAATTCATGCAGACACTAAATTCCCAACGTAAAGCTTTCCTGGATATGGTGGCATGGTCAGAAGGAACGGATAACGGGCGACAACCGACACGTAATCACGGTTATGACGTTATCGTCGGAGGTGAGTTGTTCACTGATTACTCCGATCACCCTCGCAAACTTGTCACGCTAAACCCGAAGCTTAAATCAACAGCCGCAGGCCGGTATCAGCTTCTTTCACGCTGGTGGGATGCCTACCGCAAGCAGCTTGGCCTGAAAGATTTTTCGCCAGAAAGTCAGGACGCTGTGGCGCTGCAGCAGATTAAAGAGCGTGGCGCTTTACCGATGATTGACCGTGGCGATATTCGTCAGGCAATCGACCGTTGCAGCAATATCTGGGCGTCGTTACCTGGTGCAGGTTACGGTCAGTATGAACATAAAATCGGTGACCTGATTTCCAGGTTTAAAGATGCTGGTGGGGTGGTAAATGAAGCTGACTTATAAGATTGTCATCGCGGCATTTTTCTTCTCTGTCTTTGGGGCGCTCGTCTGGTCTGCAAACCATTACCACAGCAAGTATCAGGCAGAAAAGTTGCGGGCTGATAAAGCGGAAGGTGAAGCTGAATATCAAGGGAAAGTGATAGCTAATCAGGCATTAAACTTCAATCGTTTTAACCAGATAGCAGAAAACGCAAGCCGATTAAATTCTCTGGTCGACATCGGTCACGAGAAGACAGTCATCAAATACCGTGAGGTTCTGCTCCGTGAAAAGAACTGTGATTTCCCTGTTCCTGTTGATATTGCTGTCGGGTTGCTCAACTACGCGAACCGTTTACGCGCCAGCGCATTGCACGCCGATTCCGGGGACATTGACTCAGCCGGTGATCGTGCCACTACCACCAGAACGTTGACATATTGCCAGGCTGTTCTGTGGATTAACCCACTGTTGGCAGCCATCGAGAAGGCGAATAACCAGTTGGCTGGTGTCCGACAAATAGAACAGTCCCGGTAATAGCATTACAGAAGCTCTTCCAGGAGGGGCTTCGATAATGACCTGATAACTGGAAAATAAAATGACTAAGAAGCTGAAAGCAAAACACGAGGTGTTTTGTCGCGAGTTTCTTGTCGATCTGAATGCTACACAAGCAGCTATTCGCGCAGGCTACGTCTCCAGGCGAGCACATGTTACGGGGGCTGAACTATACGGTAAACCTGAGATACGCGCCCGTATTAACGAGCTAAAGCAGGAGCGTATTGATCAACTGGGCATTGATGCGAATTATGTGCTGATGCGACTGGTTGAGATCGACAGGCTCGATGTGGCTGACATCCTGGAGGACGATTTAAGTATTAAGCCTCTGTCTGCGTGGCCGGAATCGTGGCGTCGGTACCTGAGTGGATTTAACCTCGCTGAAATGTTTGAGGGGCGAGGAGATGACAGAGAAATGGTCGGGATCCTTAAAAAGATTAAGTGGCCTGATAAGGTTAAAAACCTCGAACTTCTTGGTAAGCATGTTTCTGTTCAGGCGTTTAAAGACAACGTCAAAAATGAAGTGACTGGCGCTGATGGAGGACCAGTCAGAACAGAAATTACCAACTTAACGCCGGAGCAGGCTGCAGAGGCGTATAGAAAAATGATGGGCTAAGTATGCCGTTACCATTCCCCTTCGATTTTAAACATCCTGATTACCAGATGGTTTTTGAATGGCGGATGGAACGCTTACAGCGCATTCGCCAGAACCCTGAAATATTGCCAGCACTAAAACAGTTTTACCGAACCAACCCGGCTCAGTTCATCATCGACTGGGGCATGACAACGGACCCGCGTAATATTGATTATGGCCTGCCGGTGACCATTCCGTTTTTACTCTTCCCTAAGCAGGAGGAGTGGATCCACTGGATTATGGAACGCTGGGGCAATCGGGAGAATGGTATTACCGAAAAATCCCGTGAAATGGGGCTCAGTTGGACCGCGATCGGACTGGCCTGCTCGCTTTGTCTCTTCAACAAAGAAATGGTTATCGGTTTCGGCTCCCGTAAAGAGGAATACGTCGACAGCACCGGTGACCCGAAAGCATTGTTCTGGAAGGCGCGCAAGTTCGTGGAAACACTACCTGTAGAGTTTCGCGGTTCGTGGAGCGAGAAGAAGCACGCGCCATATATGCGTGTTGAGTTTCCTGAAACTGGTGCCGTTATCAAAGGCGAGGCTGGCGATAATATTGGTCGTGGTGACCGTACCACGCTTTATCTGGTTGATGAGGCTGCATTCCTTCAGCGTCCTCTGCTGATTGATGCGGCGTTGTCACAAACGACGCGTTGCCGTATCGACCTGAGTTCAGTTAACGGCATGGCTAACCCGTTCGCTCAGAAGCGTCATGGCGGGAAGATACCGGTATTCACATTCCACTGGCGGGATGATCCTCGCAAGGATGAAGAGTGGTATCGCAGGGAATGCGAGAAAATCGATAATCCGGTGGTGGTGGCACAGGAACTTGATCTGAACTACAGCGCATCAGCGGAAGGCGTTCTGATTCCATCCGAATGGGTACAGGCTGCCGTTGATGCGCATATCAAACTGGGTATCCAGCCAACAGGCAAACGACTTGGCGCGATGGATGTCGCCGACGAAGGCAGGGACAAAAATGCCTTTTCCACCCGTCATGGCTTCCTCCTGGAAAATGTGCGGGAATGGTCCGGTGTGGGCAGCGACATTTATCAGTCCGTCGAGAAGGTTTTCGGCTTTTGCGAACAGGACAACCTCGAAGAGTTTCGCTTTGACGAGGACGGGCTGGGCGCTGGCGTTCGCGGCGATGCACGCGCTATCAACGAACTGCGTAACGCTGCGCGTCGACCGTCAATACTTGCCACACCGTTTCGAGGTAGTGGCGCGGTATTTGATCCGGATGATGAAGCTGTTCGCGGGGACAACGGGCAAGCCGCACGTCTGAACAAGGACTTCTTCGCTAACGCCAAAGCCCAGAGCTGGTGGCGGTTACGTAAACTTTTTCAGAATACCTGGCGCGCCGTGGTTGAAGGTATGGCTTACAACCCGGACGAAATCATCTCAATCAGCAGTAGCATGGCACTCAAAGATAAACTCATCATCGAGCTTTCGCAGCCGACCTATTCCATTAATGGTGTGGGAAAAATCGTTATTGATAAACAGCCTGATGGAACCCGATCGCCAAACCTTGCCGACTCGGTGATGATCAACTATGCCCCAATGAATTCAGCCCTGAACATCTGGGAGCTGCTAGGGAGACAGGCCTGATGGCACGAAACAAACAAGCCCTGCGGCGAACTGCGCAGGCCACAGCTGATGGTTATGAGAATTTTATTGCCCGCGTAGGGATGCAGACACCTAACCAGCACTCAGCATCCACCTACCGGGCTAATTTCACCAGTCGTAACCGCATGCTGGTGGAATGGTCCTATCGTTCATCCTGGATCATCGGCGAAGCAGTCGATGCTATCCCGGATGATATGACCCGCAAAGGCATTCGCATCACGTCGGAAATTGATGCAAAAGATCGTGGCATTCTCGAATCACAACTGGATGAGTTGCAAATCTGGGATGCGCTGAATGACGTGCTGAAATGGTCGCGCCTCTACGGCGGCGCGGTGGGTTTCATCATGATTGAGGGGCAGGCACCAATGACCCCGCTGCGACCCGAAACCATCGGTAAGGGCAAGTTTAAGGGGATTCTCCCGCTCGACCGCTGGATGATCGACCCGGTACTGACCCGCCGCATTAAAGATATGGGGCCGGACCTGGGTAAACCTGAGTTTTACGATGTGGTGACCACAGCAACGGGAATTCCTGCCTGGCGCATTCATCACAGTCGCCTGATTCGCTTTGATGGCGTCACGCTGCCATTTCAGCAGAAGATGACCGAGAACGAATGGGGAATGTCGGTTGTAGAGCGTATCTGGGATCGTCTTACCGCGTTCGACAGCGCTACTGTCGGCGCGGCGCAGCTGGTCTACAAGGCGCATCTGCGCACCTACAGCGTGGAGAAGCTACGCGAGCTTATCGCACTTGGTGGTCCTGCGTATGAAGCGTTGCTGAAGAATATCGACCTGATTCGACAGTTCCAGAGCAATGAAGGTATGACACTCATGGACTCGCGGGATAAGTTTGAAACGCATCAGTACAGCTTCAGTGGTCTGGATGACATCCTTTCGCAGTTTGCAGAACAGATTAGTGGCGCTGTTGGTATCCCACTGGTGCGGTTGTTCGGACAGTCCCCGAAAGGATTTTCTACCGGCGATGCAGACCTTGCCAACTATTACGACCGGGTAAGCTCGTTACAGGAGAGGCGTTTACGTCTTCCGGTGCGGCGGATACTGGACATCATGCATCGTTCGGAGCTTGGCAAGCCGCTGCCGGACGATTTCACGTTTGAGTTTAACCCGCTCTGGCAAATGTCTGATGTCGATCGCTCAACGGTGGCGTTAAACACTACCAACGCAATCAGTACGGCGCTGGGTGATGGTCTGATGACACTGAAAGCCGCTATGACTGATTTGCGCGAAAATTCTGACGTAACCGGCATCGGGGCATCCATTACCGACGAGGACATCGAGAATGCCGAAGATGAAGCGCCGCCCGGCATCGGCGAATCTGATGACGAACCGCAGGAACCGTCAGGCGGAAATCCGCTATCGAACCAGCCTACGCAGGATAGCGCGGGCGGTCGGAGACATCGTAAATGGTCGCTACGATGGTTCAAATGACAGTATCACGGAAATTATTGAGGCGCTGGAACGCTACAGTGAAATCATCACCCCCTGGGCGACAAAGGTCGCGGAAAACTTTACTGCGGACCTAACCCGGCAGAACGAGAAAGTTTGGCGGCAACACAGCAAGAACATCAGTCGCGAGCTCCGCAATCTTGTGGAAAGCGCTCCTGTGGGCCAGGTGATGCAATCCATCATCGCCGAACAGGTCAAGTACATCAAATCGCTCCCCCTCGAGGCGGCTGACAGGGTGTACGACATCCAGAATCGGGCGACAGAAGCTGTTGTGACCGGTGGGAGAGCAGAATATTTTGCTAAAGAAATAGCCGCATCGGGTGATATAGCAAAGTCCAGAGCTGACCTGATTGCCCGTACTGAACTTGGACGTGCAACCGGCGCGCTGGATCAGGCGCGTGCGCTGTCAATTGGTTCGAATGGTTATATCTGGCGTACAGCCGAAGATGGTGACGTCAGGCATTCTCATCGGGAAATGGAAGGTAAATTTGTCGAATGGGGCAAACCTCCAACGCTTGACGGCATGACAGGTCACGCTGGCGAGCTCCCGAATTGTCGCTGTTATAAAGAAATCGTTTTTCCCACCTCCCAATCTTATCCCGCCTGAATCGCAGGTAACACATGAAATATTTTTTCAATACCCGGCTGGGGGAAACCCGCTATCAGCTGGCTGACGGCTCGTTGCTGTGCAGAGACGTGCCGATAGGACGAACAGGTAAGCAGCTCTATGGTGCTGATGACCTGCCAAAACTGAAACCCGATAAGTTCGGTGAAATAGTCGTCACGCGTTCTCCTGAGCAGGTATTCCATCCGGCCACGCTTGCCTCATTCGAAGGGATGAGCATCACGATTCTGCATCCTGAAGATGAAAACGGGAATGTGCGGCTGGTAAATCCCGAGAACTGGAAAGAGCTTGCTGTCGGGCACCTCCAGAATGTCCGGCGCGGGACGGGTGAGCAGTCTGATTTGATGCTGGCTGACCTTATCGTCAAAGACGAAAACGCCATTCAGCTTATCGAAGATGGCCTGCGCGAAGTGTCGTGCGGCTATGACGCGGAGTACGAGCAGGCCGAGCCAGGTAAAGCTGAGCAGGTCGATATTACCGGAAACCATGTGGCTCTTGTCCCTAAAGGCAGAGCCGGAAATCGTTGTGCAATTGGAGACAGAGACACAATGGCAAATCAAAAGAAAAACTGGTGGAACCGCATGCGTGCGGCCATCAAGACAGGAGATGCCGACACCATGAACGAACTGGTGGAGTCGGCTCCCGCATCGGTTACAGGAGATGAGGGGGATTTGCCGCAGGGCGTTAATCTCAATATCAACCTGTCCCCGCAGCAACCACTACCGGACAAAGCACCAGAGATGGGGGGAGGCCCAACCGGCGACAGTGATGATGACCTCAAAACATTACTGAAAGCCCTGCTGGCTAAGCTGGAAGGAAATGCCACGGGCGATAACGATAATAAGCCTGACGATAATCCGACCGGTGACGGCGAGGACGATGAAGAGGAAACCACGATTACTGGTGACTCAGCCTGGCGTGCCGAAGTTATTGTTCCGGGTATCGATCTGAGCCGTAAGATGAAACCGACCGCGTTCAAACGCGAGGTTCTGGCTTCCGCTGACAAAACGCTGGTTCGCCAGATAGTCGGTGATGCGGATATCCGCAAATTGCCGAAACAATCGGTCGACATGGCGTTTAATGCCGTGTCTGAGATTGCCAAAGGGCGAAACACCCGCGCCACCACCGGCGATGCACAGCGCCTAAACATGGGCATGACCAGTATCGCTTCCCTGAACAAACAAAACGCTGAATTCTGGGCAAACCGTAAAGGGTAAAAAATGAATAATGTATTTCTGTACCGGATGCCTGTTGGTATTGCCGGGGCTGTCTCTCGCCCGCAGGACTTAACCGTCGAACCGGTGGTCCTTAAATCCGATAACGCCTTCGCTGCCTATGGGCTGGCTGGTAAATACGATGATGACGGTTTTTTCGTGCCGCTGGCAGATGGTGATACCGCAGACAAGGTGAAGGGGATCTACGTGCGCCCTTATCCGACCACGTCGCAGCCGGACATGGTTCGCCAGGTGGGAACAGGCAAGAACTTCCCGGGCGACGCCATGAAGCGTGGCTACGTGACCGTTAATCTCGGTTCTGATTTTGATGCCAGCACTATCAAAAAAGGCGACCCGGTATACGTTGTCGTCTCCACTGATGAATCCATCAAAGTGCCGCTGGGTGGATTCATGTCCACGTCAGTCAGTGGCAAAAATGTGGTGCTGACCAACGCTGAATTCACAGGTGCCGGTGATGCTAACGGCAATGCAGAAATTTCCTGGAAGATTTAAGGAACAGACGAATGATTACTTTTGATCAGGCAACCGTTGACAGCTCTGGTGCCTTTCTCATCGGGGAGCTGGAGCGACTCGACCAGACGCTGAACCTGCCACTGGTGGGGTACACCTGGACCCGCGATATTCAGTTGCGTGAAGATGTCTCTATCGCAGATGACATTTCCAGCTGGACGAATACCAGCTTCGCCGCTGCGGGTACTGGTGCAAATCCGAATGGCAAAAACTGGGTAGGCAAAGACTCAACCGCTATTGCTGGCGTGAACGTGGATACCGGCAAATCCGGTAACCCGCTGAACCTGTGGGGGATGGAACTTGGCTGGACGGTCATAGAATTGCAGGCTGCTCAGCAGGTCGGCCGCCCGATTGATACGCAGAAGTATGACGGGATGCAACTGAAATGGCAGATGGATAACGATGAACAGGTATATGTTGGCGATTCCGCATTAAACCTGAAAGGCCTTGTTACCCTGGACGGCGTGCCTGTCAACAACGCTGCCAAAACGTGGGCAACCTCAACACCGGACGAAATCCGCGCAAGCATTAACCAGGTGCTGTCTGATGCGTGGGCCGCTTCTGGTTACTCTGTGGTCCCGCGTGATTTGCTGATCCCGCCTGAACAGTTTGCTCTGTTGTCCAGCATCATCGTTTCATCTGCGGGTAACCAGTCCCTGTTGACGTACCTTCAGACCAACACCATCAGCTATCACCAGAACGGTGTTCCGCTGAATATCCGCGCGGTTAAATGGCTGAAAGGCCGTGGTGTGGGGAATAAGGATCGCATGGTTGCGTACACCAACGATAAAAAATACGTCCGCTACCCGCTGGTTCCGCTTCAGAGCGTGCCGGTGCAGTATCGCGGCCTGTATCAGATCGTCACTTACTACGGCAAGCTGGGTGCAGTCGAGCCAGTGTATAAAGAAACTCTGTCCTATGTGGACGGTATCTGATAACCAGAATGGCCCCGAAAGGGGCCTGAAGGAAACTGAAATGGCGAAAGAAAAGCTGGTTACCATCCATGTTCACACCCCGTTTACGCTGACGCTCGGCGATCAGTCAAAACAGGAGTTTGGCCGGGGACGGCATAACGTACCGGAAGAGGTCGCGTCGCACTGGTTCACCCAGGCGCACTCTGAGCTTTCCGAAAGCGTGATTAGCGACACCGATGATCTGCAACCCATTATCGACGGCCTGCAAGCGCAGATTGCCGACAAAGATAAGCTGATTGCCGATCTTAAAGATGCATTGCTCAAACTGCAGGAGCAGAACGACAGCCTGCAGGCGCAGATTACTGCCGCCCGGACTGGCGGTAATGGGGCTAAAGATGTCAAAGAATCAAAGTCTGCCAGCGGTAAGTGATTTTCGCCGCGACTTCCCGCAGTTTGCTGACCCGGCAAAATATCCCGACGCCCAAATCGGGTTCCGTCTGAATCTGGCCGATGAACTGCTGAGCGAAAATGTCACCGGCAAAAAGTTGTTTCCGTACTTTGCCGGGTTGTTCGTTGCTCACTACATGACGCTCTGGGCGGCTGACAGCAGAGCGATGCTGGCTGGTGGTCCGGGCGGTTCAACCAATGGTGTTCAGTCCTCAAAGTCCGTGGATAAGGTAAGCGTCAGCTATGACACCAGCGCGACGCTGAATCCTGATGCAGGTTTCTGGAATAACACCCGATATGGCGCTGAATTTTATCAGTTGATCACGATGTTCGGTGCAGGCGGTCGCCAGCTATGAGTTTCAAAAGCGGTGTAACAACGAGGGTGGATAACGCTAAGGCCATTCTGGATGCGCTCAGGTCGTTAACCAAAAAAGATGTGCTGGTCGGCATCCCTTCGGAAGACAGCGAACGGGATGATGTTCCGTTTGGTAATGCGGGCATCGGTTACCTCAACGAATACGGCTCACCAGAGCAGAACATCCCGCCACGACCTCACCTGGTCCCCGGCGTTAAATCGGCAGAAGAGCAGACGGTGCCGCAGCTTAAAGCCGCGGCGCAGGCTGCACTTGATGGTAATGCTGCGGGAGCAGAAAGTGCACTCAACCGTGCCGGAACGCTGGCCGTTAATGGCGTCAGGCGTTACATGACCATTACCGGCTTTACGCCGCTTGCTGACAGTACTGTTGAAGCCCGGGCTCGTCGGGGGCGCAAGGGGGCAACACTGGAACTTGCCCGGCGTGTTGCTGGCGAATCTCCCGGAACCGATCTGGCGAAACCATTAATTGACACCGGGCAATATCGCAGAGCTATTACCCATGTAGTGAGGGATAAAGATGCCGACTCTTGATGTAACAGATGTGCTTTTTGACCCCGATTTTTGCGACTTCAATTTGTGGGTAACACGCCGTGTGCAAACGGTGGATGAGGACGGAATCGGCAGCGACAGCGAAGTTAAAAAGCAGTTTGCCGGAGTCGTTACTGTTGATCGCTCTCTGGAAAACCGTCGTATGCAGGCCGGGCAGGTAATCAGTGGTGCAATTCTGATTGTGACGACTGAGCGACTGACGCAGGGACAGACTGGCCGTGATGCCGATATCGTGACGTATCAGGGCCGTGATTACCGTGTGACCTTCGTCGACCCGTATACAGCTTATGGGGCCGGATTCGTTCAGGCGCATTGTGAGTTGATGCCGTTTGATGGGGGAACTCCGGTTGAGCAATAACACCAGTACAGAGCGCGGATGGTTAATACCAACCAGTGGCGATCCGGATTATGACGAAGCGCTCGACAGGCTGTTAAGCCAGTGGATACGTAACGTTTCCGGTCTGTCTGCCGGGATGGTTCGCCCGCGCTGGCAGAAAGAGCAGCCGCCACTGCTACCGGTTGAAACGAACTGGTGTGCGTTTGGGGTTATCGGATGGTCAGGTGATGACAGTCCGGCATTCACCAGACAGACCGATGATGGCTCTCAGCTCTGGCGGCATGAAACGATTGAGTGTATGGCTTCGTTTTATGGACCGGCGGGGATGGTGTATGCGTCCCGGTTTCGTGACGGTATATCTGTGCCGCAGAACAATGCAGCACTGAATGCGCTGGGGCTGTCTCTTGGCGATTACACAGGTCTGACTCCCTTCCCTGAACTTATTAATCAGCAATGGGTCCGCCGCTACGATATGACGGTGCGCCTGCGCCGGAAGGTTGTGCGCGAGTACGGTATTAAATCGCTGGTGGATGCACCAGTCATCTTTTTCGGAGATTAAGCTATGGCACAGGGCTTGCCTGTATCAAACGTTGTTAATGTTGATGTGATCATGTCGCCGCGTGCAGCATCAGGGCGAAATTTTGGTGCATTACTCATTCTCGGCCCGTCCACAATCATTCCGGTAAGTGAGCGCATTCGCCGTTATTCTGCCGCGGAAGATATTGGAAAAGATTTTGGCGTGGAATCACCAGAATATAAGGCTGCGCAGGTGTTTTTCTCTCAATCACCGAAACCTCAGGAGGTTTTTGTTGGTCGTTGGGTGAAAACGAAGGGAGACAGCGAACAGGCCACGCCTGAGACGCTGGAGCAGGCTGTGAATGCCATGCTTGATTATACTTCATGGTATGGGCTGGGGATTGCAGACGATGAAGATATTCAGGATGCAGACTGGCTGAAAGTGGCTGCGGCGATCGAATCCTCTTCTGTAAGCCGTATTCTGGCGATTACGACAAGCGATGAGAAATGCCTGCAGACTGCATCCAGCGATGATTTGGCATCAAAACTGAAAACCGCCGGATATTCACGCAGTTTTATTCAGTATTCATCGGGTAATAAATACGCTGCGTTATCTGCATTTGGCCGGGCATTCACGGTTAATTTCAATGGCAGTAATACCGCGATTACGCTCAAGTTTAAGCAGGAGCCGGGTATCGGGTATGAAACACTGACAGTCAGCCAGGCATCGGCACTTGATGCAAAAAACTGCAATGTATTCGTGTACTACCAGAATGATACGGCTATCCTCCAGCAGGGAGTGATGGCTAACGGCGATTTCTTTGATGAACGCCACGGCCTGGACTGGTTACAGAATTATGTGCAGACCAACCTCTATAACCTGCTTTATACCAGCACCACGAAAGTTCCCCAGACTGAAGCCGGTATTACCCGACTGTTATCAAATGTTGAAAAATCACTGGATCAGGCCGTTCAGAATGGACTGATTGCTCCGGGCGTATGGAACGGGGGCGACCTTGGTCAGTTGTCATCAGGTGACACACTGCCCAAAGGTTATTACGTATACGCTCAGCCGCTGGATGAACAGGCTCAATCAGAACGTGAAGCCCGTAAGGCTCCGGTGATTCAGGCTGCAATAAAACTTGCAGGCGCGGTTCATTACGCTGACGTACAGATTAACGTTGTTCGCTAAGGGGAAGTGAATGTCTACCTATTCTTTTATGGATGTCACTGCGACGCTGACCGGGCCGACAGGTTCGATTGACCTCGGGTACGGTTCGGCAAGTTCTGAAGAGGGGATTGTGGTTGCGATGGGCGGTCCTAAAAACACCATGACCATCGGTGCTGATGGCGAAGTGATGCACAGTCTCCATGCAGATAAAAGCGGGACGATTACCGTTAACCTTCTGAAGACATCACCGACAAATAAAAAATTGTCGCTGGCGTATAACGCACAGAGCCAGTCTTCTGCCACATGGGGGAATAACGTTATCGTGATCCGCAACAAGGTCAGCGGCGACATCATCACGGCACGCAGTGTTGCGTTCCAGAAACAACCGGATAACGCCAACGCTAAAACCGGTAATACGATGCCGTGGGTGTTTGACTGCGGCAAGATTGACCAGGTTCTCGGGGAGTTTTAATGCATGGAATTCGAAATTAAAGGCGTGAAATATCGCACGGCAAAACTCAGCGTTTTTGACCAGCTGAAAGTGACCCGCAAACTTCTGCCGGTGCTGGCAGGAATGATGTCAGATTTCGGGAGTATTCGCTCCCGTTTGCCTGCTGACGGCAAAATCGACACCGTGAAATTCGAACAGTTAAAACCGGTGTTTGAAACCATGCTCCCGCGTATCGCTGAGGAACTGTCTTCCCTGACCGAAGATGACACCGATGCGATTATTCATCCCTGTCTTGCGGTGGTATCGCGGCGTCATATGGACGGATGGGTGCCGGTATTTACCCAGGGCGAACTGATGTTTGATGATATTGACTTGCTGGTCATGCTGCAGCTGGTGGCGCGGGTGGTCGCCGATTCGCTGGGAAATTTTTTGCCTACACCCCTTACCAGCACGACGCAGAGCCTGCAACAGGGCTGA